AGACTGTAATAGGATTTGTATCATCTCCGAAGACTGCAACCTTATTTTTTACTCTAGCAGTGATTCTTTCGGGAACTGAGAAGCGATAAGACGTATTATCTGCTGCACCAACACACACCAGACCAGGTTCTAAGGTCAATGTAGAGCTTGTTGTGTCAGTTGGTACCTCAAATTTGATCTGTGCCCTTGCAGCGGTCCTAGAACGGGGTATATAACCAATATTTCTTGCCAGTGATACCACATTTTCACGGACTGTGGCACTATCCAGGAAGGATTCATTGACTACAAGGTTCGCATTGAATGCATTAATGTAAGTATTGTAGGCAAGAGTGTCAATTAAGACCGAAAAATTAGATCCTTCAAAGTCAAAGTCCGTAAAATTAGAGTTACCACGGAGATATTCTCTAATTTGAACCTTAATTTGGTCAAAATCTAAGTTAGTAAACTGTGTATAAGGCATTTTTTATCGCGTTGCCTCCAATATAAAGGAGAAGGCTTGTATTGGCAGGTCTAACCCAACGACTGTGAAGTGTACTTTTACATTAAAAGTGTTATTATCAGGTTGTGGATCAACTTCAATATGTAACTCATCAATTCTACGCTCATAAAAGCGTATTGTATTACGTATTTGATCCTCAATAACCCTAGCAGTACCATAATCTACAAATTCAAATAGACTTCCACGAATATCTGAACCTAAAGTCGAATTAAAAAAGCGTTCAGTGGGTATCGTTTCTACTAAATTACGTACTGATCTAATGATCGCACGTTCATTAGTGAGCACAGGAAGGTCCTTCGTCACTGGATGTGGATCGAAGGCAAAACTAATATCCTTAAATGCTCTAGAAACCCTCTGAACTGCCATTTAAACGGGTAAATTTTCCTGAATTTATTTATACCCCTACTCTTGATTTTGTTCTTCTTCTTTTATTTCTTCTGGATCTTCTGTTTTATGTGGCATTGACCAATAGTCTGTAATCAGACTTCTAGTACCAAAGGTTTGGTACATATAATCCTTATCTCTATCGACAGGTGAATTGCCCATTGTACTCCTGTTTGTGTAAAACAGAACTTTTTAAGGGGTTTCTATCCCTCACTCATATTTATTTACGAGTAAAAAAAGGGGTCGCCCTCAGCGACCCTGACCACGGTATTTCTTTTTAGCATTATTGCGAGAAGTCGCGGCATACTTCGTGTTTTTTCCGGATCCTTGACGAGTATTCTTGGGAGTAGACTCGATCATCTTCTCACCAGAAATACCAATTTTAGAACGTGCCATAATGATTAATCAGTAGTTGTGATAGTAGTTTCAATTTCCGAGGGGTTCGGAGACCCAGAAGAGTAGAAGTCCTCTGCCAGGTCTGCTAGTTTATCAAAGTATTCCTCTTGCGTCAAGTTCTCTGCAAGTACTTTTCCATTATGAGTGAGTGTATACAACTCCTGAGCCATCTCAGATTACCCTTGTCTTCTCGTGACCAACTCTGATACGTGGATCACACCAGATCTCAAAACCTGCTGCGATTGCATCCAGACAGAATGATACATCCTCTCCACACATGTCTTGTACTTCACCAGATTCAAAGACTTGCATCTTAGGTGCAAACCATGGATACTTCATCTCATCATGCTCAAAGACGCCATTCTTGATCATCAACCATCCAAATCCTGCATAGTCAACAGTGAAGGGCTTCTTACGTCTCTGAATCGTTTCTAATGTCTCATGGTTCATCACACCACCATTGTTACGGAAGTCATCTTCTTCCATCCAATGTGCAACACTAGTGGTCTGCCCATCTTCAGTACAATACCAACCACTTGAAATGTCCTTATCAAGTAGAATCAATTGATAGAACTTCTCAGTGTTGAATACAATATCACTATCAATCCACAGTTGATAATCATAATTCAACTTACCATCCCATGGTTTCTGATCAGGTCCACGTAATACATTAGCACCAAGACACTTACAACGTGCAAAGTTCACCATGGAACTATAGTCTTGACTAATCTGAATACTTGCACCGTTCTGTACTAGATCAAAACACAACTGTACAAAGTTTTTCAGAAATGTATATGAGACTCCTCTACCAGGTAGACAGAATACTACTGTCTTTCCTTTAACCATCTCTCTTGCTTTAGCGTAATCCCACTCAGCAGGTTTAGGAGTCGTTACGGGCGTTTTTGCTTTTACTGTAAATCCTTTTGCCATAATTAGGTCAAATTTAAATGTGAATGCATTCAAGTGTAATTATACTCCAATACTAGGAGTATGTCCAGTTCATTGTTCGGTGATTACGATAGCATCACCATCTACTTCCATATTGATCTCTGTACCCTCATACCACCCGAACTCTGATATAATCCACTCAGGTACCTTAATTACATACTCACCAGTTACAGAGTCAACCTCTACGGTCGAAAAATTTTCTCCGGGATTTTTTTGCATAGAAGTTATACCTATTTCCATTTCTTGGATTATATAGAAAAATAAAGAGTTATAAAAATAGGTCGCAAAAGCAAGACTTTATAGATTAATGGTACCTATGGGTTTTATATACGGGGGACGCCACACGCGCCGCGGCGCAACGCCCCCGCGGACGGGGGCACTGCATACCACGCACTAACGCTGCTGGCAACCCCTACCCTTACGGGTCAGCGGCGACCCTGGAAACGGTCACCACCCAGCGATTGCAGAGAGAACAGCAGACCGTTCGCGTAATCGTGCAGACCCTTGGCATCCTTAACGGAGGTGTCCAAGAATTTGCAGGAGTTCACCGCAAGGCGAACCGCGTAGTCAGAGTGGCGGTCAGAGACCAGACGGAACTCACGAAGGCATTCGCGTTCGTCGGCACCGTTGCGGATGTAGGCGGCAGCGAGTGCATCGTACTCTTCGGCGGTCCACTTGGTAGCGGCAGCGCAGCGGGGGTTCATTGCTGCTTTGACCTGTTGCTCCAGAGACTCCAAAACCTTGCGACCCTTTTTGAATTGCAGGCGGTCCTCACGGTCCAAGTTGGCAAGACCGAATCCCTCAACATAGTTCCGCATCTCTTCGTAGAAAGCGACGGCGGCGGAGTCGGCAGCGGAAAGGTTGAGAGCAGTCATTTGGTGTCGTTCGTTTGACCCTTTTAATTTACATGAAAACGGGGACCAGAACCACCGCAGTGGACAGTCCCCGGATTGGTTCAGAAGTTACAGCAGAAAATGAAACCATCCTGCTCCGCGTAGTCGTAACGCTCCAGATTCTCCCAAGTCGCTTGCCAGTCGATCTCAACGAATCCAGGAAGGTCCACGCCGTAGCAGTCTTCGGTGATCTGCTGGGCGAACTCTGCCCCGCTCATCTCACCCTGATAGGAATCCTCAAAGGACTCAAGGCACTCTTCGCCAAAGTATTCAATGAACGCTTTCACGGCGTCGGCGTCGAAGTCTTCCAACAGTTCCGACAGGGTGTCTTTTTGGTCAGGGTATTCTGTGAGCAGTTCTTCCTTCTCAACGGCGGCGGTGGTCACGCCCCGCGCCTCCAGAATTGCTTCGTAGAAGGAAGTGAAAGCAGGTTTGCCGTTCTCCCGCACATAACCGCAGGCAAGGCACTGTTCGGTTCGTGATGCGGTTTCCATGGAGCGGATGGCGTCCAGCAGTTCGGTTCCTTTGAGCATGATGAGTGAAGTTGGTTGGTTTGGTATGTCCGGATTATAAGGGGTCAGGTGGCGGGATTGCGATCACCAACAGACCAGTTCGCGAATCGTCCCCAGGAGAGTTGCTCACGGGCAGTCATCCACATGGCAAGGACCCGGAGTTGATCACGGCGGCGGACGGGTACGGTTTCAACGCTTCCGCTCTGCCATTCGATCCGAAGGTCACGGGTCAGCAGCGGCAACTCAATGGCGGCGGTTGCGGTGCTATGGTCCCAGGTGTCGATGATCATTTGGTTTGTTTGTGTTGTGAGTATCCTACAGAATCAACCGCGTCAGTCGCGGTCGCTGATGTTCCAGATCCCCCACTGTCCACCATCATCGGGGCGGGAGTCATTCCACTTGCTGAACCACTCGCGGCGCAGTTCCCGCTCACGCTTCTCCTGCTCCATCACCTGAAGGGCAATGGCGGAGAGTTTAGGATTGCTGGCGTAGATGCCGTTGGAATCGAATTGAATTTTGTTCATGTCCGGAAGATAGGATGGATTGGCGGGGAAGTCAATAGGGGGAGGACAGTGCCTCAACCGAACACCACGTCAGCGATGGCGGTCGCTCCATCGACCCATTCCCATTTGGTGATCTGCTCAGTCGCAGGCACCGCACGATCCATGTCGTGCTTCCGCTGCAATGCGACAGCGTACTCCTGATCTTCCCCGTAGGGTCCGACGTGATCCATTTTGGTCACGGTACCTGAGAAGGTCGTCCAAGTGCGACGGACGTAGAAGGAGGATTCGTAGAGGTTTGTTTTTTTCATGCCTTAAGCATGGCACAGATTCCAAAATTTTGTAGTTCACGGTGATACAGAACTCAGGAAGAAAACCTTAAGGTTGCTTGTGCCAATCCAGCAGGTGGTCAGGCGGCTGACCTGAGTAACATTTTTCTCAGTAATCTGTGTCTCCGTTGATGTACTCCTCAACGTTGAACTTTTGATCCTGCATCTCAGGAATGTCAAAGATTTCCCCGGGAGCATCATTGATCTCAGAGAAAATGTCGGTGTCGAAGGTGTAGTCGTCCATGAGTGAATTTCTCAACTGTGAATACAATACACGAAATCTGTGCCAATGGTAAATGTTTGTGCCACTTAAACTATTGGCACAGATTCCTATCAATTATCACGCATACACAAAGTATGAACCAACGTTGTTGCGGAAGATGTTAATGTTCTCAAGGATTTCACGGCGATTGTTATAAACAACCTGTGCGCCTTCAAATGTCAACTGACCCAGAAGGATTACAAGTGCGATAACATGAACCACGAAAGATTTCAGATGAGAGTGTAGATACCTCCGATAAAATTTACCGAATGCATAACCAAACCCGAAAGTAGTTTGTATCATTGTGCCCAGAAAGTTCAGGCACCAAAGGATTGCTGTCACGGTGAAGATTTCAGACCCGATAGCATAAACCCGAGCGCCCCAGATTGTGATACTTTCGAGCATCTCAAATGCAGGAGCAAAGTGAAAGAAATTGATTGCGGTCATGATGTTAAAAACTTCGTGGGGAGTTAGTGTAGAGAATTCTCAACCCACAGAACAAACATAACCCCTCACGGAACGAACCGCAAGGGGTTATGTACCACTTTAACAACTGGCACAATTACCATTGATATGTTTTTTCTTCCGTACTAATTTCTACATTCTCATCACCTTCTAGACCTAGAATATCATTCCAATCGAATGATTCTAAGTCGAGATCATCATAACACTCTATGTCTAGAGTAACACGCACTGTACGCTTAGTAGGTGTATACATGGCTCGAGAATGTGTGAGTGTGTGCATTACATTATATCATGCATAATGTTTATACGCAAGCGCATCATAATCTTGCGCGTCTCGTGCATATTCCTCGTCTAGATCCTCATCTAGTTGTGATGTGTGCGCGAATGATTGCACCCACATATCATAAGTCTCGTCGAGATCATATGTGTATTCTGGCGCATATGTATAGTCGAGATCGTAATCGTCGTACATGCGTATCCTCGTCGAGATTCATTGTGTATTATACAGATAACTCGTCGAGATGTCAATCTAGTCTAGATGTGTGTCTAGTCGAGATATGAGTCTCGTCGAGATTCATAGTGTTTATTTATAAGTCTCGTCGAGAAAATGTTACGATTCTCACATTTTCGCCGTGCCCGTGGGTTGACAGACTGCGCGTCTTATGATATGCTCGCTAAACTCACAAGACCTGAGCACCTTTCTATGAGATTTCAGAGCATAATAACCACACAGTTACTCTGTAGATACTCCCCAGCAACTCCCCAGTTACTTTAACAATAAAAAAGCAGTTTTATATTTATTCTTATATTAAAAACCTATTTTTTAATATGTTCTGTATCAACCGTTACACATTTATCAGCATCCCAATGTCTAACCACCCCTGCAACAATGAAGGAGTTAGTGACCATATATGAGACAAAGATAACTGTTCTAACTAACGCAATCCAGTTATCATATTTCTCTGTTTTACTATCACTGAAACTACCCAGAGAGTATTTCCACACTAATAAAATTTCTTTCATCTATA